TGTGTTTTTAAACGATTGAATGTTTTTTTGGTAGTAGATGCATAGTGATATGCTTTCATTATTGTTACACCATGCTTATTTGTGTAAAAAAACATGTCTTCTTGCCCGGGACCGAACAGTCCTGATGAACGAATCTGTTTAATTTGGTCTGGACTATACTCTGTATATCCATAACCGGCTGGATCTGCCTGTATTACACTTTCAGTTTTTGTACCATCTAGTTTCTCACCTTTACCTACGGACCTACGAAGTTTATATATAACAGGATATATAGCATCCAGTTTATTATATTCTAAATCTGTTAATTTATTGTATGAGTCTTTTAAACCTTCATAAGAATCTTCTGGTAAACCAAACATAAAGTTTGAACTCATGCCTACATCTTTGAATATGCCGGCTTTTAATTCTCTAACAAATTCAAACTGCTCCTCAGGATCCCAACCCTTGCCTAACAAAATACCACTTTCATGAATTGTTGTTTCCATTCCGTAATGTAGCCATCCGGCGCCGGCGTCTACTAATAGTTGGCTTTGTTTTAATCTGTGTTGTAAATCTAATCTTGCAAAACCGGACCACTTTAACGGAATTCCTGTACGACTTTTTATTTCTGCTAGTTTTTCTAATTTTTCACTGTCATCATTTACAGTATCATCTGTTATCCAATAATTTGATACTCCAAACTCTTCCCAATTACGTTTTAGTTCGTCTTCTACTCTTGATGAACTCCTCATATAAGAGCCTTTTTCTTTGCCTATTAAGTTAAATTCACAAAATGTACATTTGAATATGCATCCTCTACCAATTTCTAAAGATAATTGCTGTTTTGGTGTAACAATGTCTTCAGGAAAATAATGTTGTGTAGAATTTTCTATATCTAACAAACTTTTGGCGTCAGTGTATACTTTTTTAAGTGTGTTGTTGTCTAAATCCTTCATCATATGTCTAATTGTAACATCAGCATAACCAAACATAAACACATCTATGTCTAGTAGTGGAGAATCTACTTGTCCTCTACCTTTTAATTCTTCTGTAGCATTAAATTGTATTCCTCCTATAACAAATTTTATGTTAGGATTAATTTCTGTTGCCCATTCTTTTAATTTATGCTGTCTTGCTGGAGGAAAATATACACTATTAACTAATCCTCGTTGTTCAGTACCAAAGGCAAACACTTGTCCAAACATTACTGCTTTAGTATTAGGTCCTACAAACTTTTTAAAAACTTTATGTATTAAATCTTCTGAGGCGTGTAATGGATAATGTATTACTTGTACTGTATAACCCATTTGCCTAACTTCATGTGCAACTCTGTCTGCTCCCATTGACCTAGAATTATGGTCATTGCTCATGGGCCACTCTATCCAGTGTTCGGATGCCTGTTGTTTATATCCTATTGGAGTATATTCTTGATTTTTAGTCCAACACTTTTGTTCCATTTTATCTGCAAGTTGTAAATATTCGTCATACTCTTCTTGTGACCAACGTTTCTGATAGTTGATGTGGTTTAAGTGTGTTTCATAAAGCCTGCCCACAGTTGGGTCACTAGCAAACATTAATACATCTACTTCTGTATGAATAAATTCTTTATCATATGTAATTATGTGCTTCATATAGGTTTAAACTCTGTAATTTTTCCTTCATTTACCCATTGCACAGAATTATAAACTGTGTGTTGTTGTACTCCCATAACTTTTGACCAATACTGTTGCCAGTAATTTTTCATATAGTCTGTTTTTTCTGCATCTTGTGGTATCTTATGATATGTTGAAATAAGGTTTGGCATCCAGCCCCTACTTTTGTGGAAGTCTTCATTTAGTTTTTTAACATAACGTTGTGCTCCAGTATAAGTTATGCCGTGTTTATTACGCCAGTACCTAACGACTGCTCCACTTGTAGCCTGCTGTATTCTATTTGCTTCTTGTACAGGAAAGGTATAGCCATACTCTTCTGGATTTCTATCTATCTTACTACCTGTCTGTTGAAAGTTTTCATCTCCTGATGTTGTAACTTGGTGTGAGGACAAGTCTCTAATAAACATATGATTAATCATTAAATAATCTAAAGGATTAAACTTAGGATCTAATATTTGTTCTCTAAACAACTGTAAAGACTCGTGGGTGTCTTCTGGTAATCCAACTACAAATGAACTAAAGAGTTGCACTTTGTCTTTAAAAATACCATTTTTTAATTCCCATAAGTATTCAAACTGTTCTAAAGGATCCCAACCTTTACCTATCAATGGACCATTTAAAGGATTTAAAGTTTCTATACCATAAGTTGGATTAAAAAGTCCACAATCTAATAATAACTGTTCTTGTTTTAATCTATGTTGTAAGTCTAATCTAAGAAAAGCACTAAGTTCTAATGGTATGTTAGCATTATGTTTTGCTTCGGCTACAAGTTTTAATTTATCACTATCTTCATTAAATGTATCATCCATTACCCAATACTTGTATATGCCATTCTCTTCCCAATTACGTTTTAATTCATCTTGGATAAGACTTTGTTTCCTAATGTATGTACCTTTTTGTTTTCCTAATAATCCAAAGTTACAAAAACTGCAAGTAAAAATACAACCACGTGATGTTTCTAATGGTATTTCATCTCCGTTAATAATTGCATCTTCATCACAGTAACTCATTGTACTGTTTTGAATATCTAGTCTACTACCTCTATCTGTATAGGTAGGCCACTCTGTTCCTGCTTTAATATCGTCTAGCATTTCAAAAATTGTTGCTTCAGCATACCCAACATTAATAATATCCATATCAAACATAGCACTATCATATCTTTTATCCAATAATGTCTCTAAAGTATGAGGACTGCCACCGGATACTAATTTAGTATTAGGATTTATTTCATTTATCCATTCTTTTATTTTGCGTTGACGTTGTGGAGGCATATATAACGAATGAAATAATGCCCAAGGATTAAATGCACTATGGAATGTTTGACTAAAACCTACCATTAATGTATTATCACCTATAAATTTTTCAAATATCTTTTTAAAATCATCTTCTGTGTGATACCAAAAGTGTATTATAACCTGTACTGTATAACCTTTCTTTCTCAGTTCATGAGCAAGTTTGTACATTGCATAACTTCTTGCGGTATGGTGTGCAGAACAAAAGTCATTGTTTTCTACATAATGACACACTCGTTCTGATTCTGGTGATGTTTTTTCTACATATTCTAAATATTTTGCATATTCTTCGTCTGTGAATTGTTTCATACCCTGGTCGTCTGCTAACTTTAAACCAAAGTCATACACACTTGAACCTGGTATCATGCCTTCATAATACCAAATAGAAGTTAAGTCATCTGCAAAAAGCAGAACATCTACGGGTGTTTTTTCTGGATTAAAGTTTTCTAACATGCATGTACTTATCGTATTTTTAGTCTACGAAAGCACGTTCTAGTACAAAATCATTAGGCTCACCTAAGTTGCCTTCTGTAAAACCATTCTCTTCAAAAAAGTCTCGGCATTCATAATTCATTTCTGGGCCGCCACATACCATAACTCTGTCAGTTTCTTTATCAAACCCACCGTTAGTAATTAAATCCACGTGTTCCCAAAATCTTCCTTTACGAACGTAATCTTCCTGTGTGCATGTATCATAATACTTTAAAGGAAATACTTCTTGTACTTGTTTAATTACATCTGTGTAAGTGTGTTCTGCATGTGTTCTAGTTGTGTGTACTAATATAACATTTTTAAACTTGTCATATGTTTCTGGTGCTCTAATAATACTCATAAACGGAGCAAGTCCTGTGCCAGTCGATAACAAATATAAATTATCCGCTACAGTTAAGTTATCTATCGTTAGAGTGCCCGTTGTTTTAGGCATACATATTACTTCATCTCCAACTTTTAAATGCTGTAGACGGCTTGTAAGAGGTCCGTCGGGTACCTTTATGCTTAAGAACTCTAGTTCATCTTCGTAGTTTGCACTTGCAATACTGTATGCTCTAACTAATGGCTTGTCATCTACCATTAATCCAATCATAGCAAACTCACCGTTTACGAAACGAAAAGATTGATTGCGTGTTGTTTTAAAACTAAATGTTTTGTCTGTCCAGTGATGGACCCATGTAACTTTTTCTGTATTCAATGTTTTGTGGCCCTAAAGGATTCGAGCATTGCTCTCCTTATTTCTGGATCTTTAAGTTTATTTAAAAATTCATCGTTTAGTTCGAACGTCATACCTTTTTCCATTTTAGACATCAGACTTATATCGTCAACACCTAATAAGTCACAGATTTGCTCAAACGTTAGTAATTCCATACCTTGGTCTCTTGCATCAATGAGTAAATCTAATATTGCCCCAGTGATAATATCCTCTAGTTCTCTATCTTTCTCATCTGCCATCTTTACCTCATGAACTGGTGGAGCGAAGAGGGATCGAACCTCCGACCTATTGGTTGCAAACCAATCGCTCTCCCAACTGAGCTACCGCCCCAGTCCGTTATTTTATCCTAAATTTCTATTTAGGTATGCTTTCATATTGTCGCCAACTCTTTGTGAATTTGCTTGAATATTAGCACTTATTTCTTCTGCGTTTGCTCTAATGTTTGCACTAATTTCTTGTGCGTTTCTCATTACGTTGTCGCCAACATCTTGAAACCACCAGTCATTCTTAGTTGCTTTTTTAGATACTTTTGCTTTTGCTTTTACCATTTTGTAATTCTCTCTGTGTTTCCACGTTTGCCTAATAATTCTTTATTACTAGGTAGCACATATTTACCGGTATTGATTAACACTAGTTTTAATAACTGGCGGAAAGGGAGAGATTCGAACTCTCGGTACAGTTACCCGTACTCCTCCTTAGCAGGGAGGTGCTTTAAGCCACTCAGCCACCTTTCCTAGTTTAATCCTTAGTATATAGGTATTCACGTTGTTTGTCAAGAACTTTGTAAAGTGATAAATACTACATTATGCCAAGATTACAACTGTGGAACAAGAACAAAACTAACGACTATGGCTTCATAGATAGAGCAGTAGCGGAAGTTATTAATGCAGGCGGAACAGGAGTTTATGTACACAAATACATAGGCACATATACTGATGACGCAACTGCAAGTACTGGCTCGGGTGATTTATATATCCAAGACGTTCTCTTTTTAGAAAATAGAGATAGGAAGTATGACACAGACATTTATGAACTACGTGGTGCTTACAATGTAAGCGAACCAGACTTTGATTTAACACAGTTTGGTATGTTTATGAGCAATGATAATTTGTCTATGACATTCCATATGAATACATGTGCAAGTTTACTTGGCAGACGTTTAATGGCAGGCGATGTTATTGAACTACCGCATTTAAGAGATGATTTACTATTAGGTGGCGGAGAAGCAATTAACAGATACTTTGTAGTAAGTGATTCAGGCAGACCAGCAGAAGGATATGATCCTAGATGGTGGCCCCACTTGTGGAGAGTTAAATTAACTAATATCACAGACAGTCCAGAATACAGAGATATACTTGGTACTGGAGAAACTGCTACAGACTTAAGAAATATTCTAAGTACTTACGGCACAGAAATTCAAGTTAGTGATAAAGTTATGGAACTTGCTAATGCAGATGTGGCTTATGATTCAGGCTATTACGAAGGTGGACATTTATATGTTGACGAAGAAAGTGATAAGCCAGGCGTATACTTCCCAGGAGACGGAACTGCTCCTAATGGTATAAGTATAGTAGGCAGTGGAAGTTCATTCCCAATAAGTTGTGTTAACGGAGATTATTTCTTGAGAACAGATTTCGAACCTCATAGATTATTTAAAAAACAAGGTAGTAGATGGAGTAAAATTAGTGACGACAACAAGAAGGCTTGGAGTGCCGCTAATAAACTGCTCACATCATTTGTTAATAATGATACAATAACTACTAATACAGACGGTACAACTCAAAATGAGAAAACTAATCTCAGTAAAGCAGTTAAACCAAAGGCAGATAATTAATGGCTAATTTAGATTACTGGTATGACGCACAACTAAGACGATACTTGACACAGTTCATGAGAATCTTTGGTGACTTTAAAGTATCAGAAGGTAAGAGAGCCGGATCAACATTTTACAATAAAGTTCCTGTAAGATATGCAGACATGAGTAGAATGGTTGCACACATATTAAGAAAGGGTAGTGAGAACATGGTTAATGCTACTCCTTTTATTGCATGTAGTATTAATAGTTTACTAATTGCTAGAGATAGGGCACAAGATCCTATGTTAGTTAGTAAAGTACAAGTTGCAGAAAGACAATATGATAGTGGTACTAGCCAATATAAAACAGGCAGTGATTCGCAAAGTTTTCCAGGAAACTTATATAGCACAGACAGATATATGCCTGTACCATATAATTTAACAATGCAAGTAGATATTTGGAGTGGAAACACAGACCAAAAACTACAAATAATGGAACAGATATTAGTGCTGTTCAATCCAAGTATACAATTACAAAGCAGTACAAATCCTTTAGACTGGACAAGTATTTTTGAAGTAGAACTAACAGACATAAATTGGTCAAACAGAAGTGTACCAGCAGGCGTAGATGAAACCATAGACGTTGCCACCCTAACATTTACTTTGCCAATATGGATTAGTCCTCCAGCAAAAGTTAAAAGACAAAAAATTATTAACACAATTATCACTAACATATATGATACCTCAAATGTATCCGATATGGGATATGACGAAGATATATACGATTTCTTTAGGACATTAGAAAGTGATTTTGAATTACATACTGTTAGTCCTAATAATTACTTCTTACAAATTGAAGGTACAGAAGCAACATTATTTAAAACTGGTCCTACAGTAGGTACTAGTTACGATGACGGTGAAACAACAAAAGCAAATTGGAATGATTTATTAGAGTCTATATCACCACAAGGCTCATCCGGTACATTAGGTAATGCTTCAATACAAATGAGCGACATTCCATTAACAACTGGTAGCACACTACAACTTAATTTATCAAACGATATAGATTCAGTTACTAACATGGTTAGTGGATTTATTGCTAGGAATAGTATAGATCCTGCTAAGTTAGTATTTACAGTAGACGGTGATACATTACCAACAGCAACACTTACAAACATTACTAAAATTATTGACCCTACATCAAGTTATCCAGGAGACGGTACATTAGATGCCGCTACTAATGGACAAAGGTATTTACTTACAGCAGAAATATCAGGAAGCCAGTGGGGTATATCAGCAGACGTAAATGACATAGTAGAGTACAACGGAAGTGCATGGACCAAAGTATTTGATGCATCTGCTGTAACAGACTTACATTATGTTACAAACACATACACAGGAAAACAATACAAATGGCAAAACGCAACGTGGACAAGCACTTACGAAGGGACATACAACCCAGGATTCTGGAAGATAAACATCTAAAAGAAAAAGTAAGTATCATAGACCAGTTAAATCCTTTAACTAATTTTAATAAACACAAAGGTATTAGTGCCGCTGGTGTTTTATTCCTAGCAAAAGACACAGGAAGATGTTTATTTCAATTAAGAAACTCAGATAAAAGAATGAAACATACTTGGGGATTTTGGGGTGGTATCATAGAGAATGGCGAATCACCATATGAATGTATTCAACGAGAACTTCAAGAAGAAATAGGTTTTGTTCCTGAACTTAAAAAATTAAATCCAATCGATACATACCAAAGTAAAAATAAACATTTCATGTATTACAGTTTTTGTGCTGTGGTGGAAACAGAATTTTTACCAACACTTAATAAAGAAAGTTGTGGGTATGCTTGGGTAGAGATTGGTCAATGGCCCAAGCCTTTACATGATGGTGCTAGAAGCACACTAGGTCGTAACAAAGGTGCAGGTAAACTACACACTATACTAAAAATCAATATGTGATAAGTAATAGTATGGCAAAAGATATTATCAATTTTGATGCTATAAAACTTACTACAGAACTTACGAAATATAATCGACACAAGGCAATCCCAAGTACATTCTTTAATGGAACTTACACAATACTCGATGTCAGAGAGTTATATGATGACTTGTCTCCAAAGATACAAGAATATGCTGACGAATTAATGAAACAATACAATGTTGAAGTTAAGCAAAGCGAAGATGGATTATATAAGAGTTTTTTAAATGAGTATAAAGCATTTATAAGAAATCAACACACTCGTGAAGACAAGTGGGTATATAAACCTGTGATGAAAAAGTACAGGAGTAATATTAATCCTGTACGAGCAATTTCATATGATGTTAGAGAAATGGCATATTCATATAACTCACATGATGACCATCATGTGTGGCTGAGTCAACTTATCACAGAGCCTAACTTTTATCATAGAATAATTCAAGACATAATTAAAGATAGAGAAAAAGTAGATAAAATCTTAAATTATTATATTCCTATATATTCAGTAGCAAAATTTACAACGCCTATAGAGTTAAAACACTTACAGACATTGAGAATGGATTTGCTAGAATATGCTAAGTTATTTACTGAATTTAGAAACTATATTCCTGATGAATAATTATTTGTAAAGTTTTCTAACTTCGTTATTGATTAACGGAGCATAAATTTTTACAGGCTCCTCTTTACCTTTTACAGTAACTTCATCTAATTGTTTGAATATTTGATTTGGACATTGCATGTAAGTATATTCGCTAATAAGAATTGGAGTATCTTGTTTACGAGTTTCTGCTTCTAATCTAGCACCTAAGTTCACAGCATCGCCTACAACACTATAATCTAATCTAGTTTCAGCACCCATGTTACCAACAATACATGTACCTGTGTTTACACCTGTACCAAATTTCACTCTCGGAAGTCCAAGTTGCTCCATTTGTTTTTCCAATTCATCGCCTAACAGTTCAATTTCTATAGCAGTTTTAACTGCCATCTCAGCATGATTTTTACAAGGTGTTGGAGCATTCCAGAATGCCATTATGCAGTCGCCCATGAACTTGTCTATCGTTCCACCATTGGCTAATACAATATTTGTCATCTTATCTAGGAAGCCATTGATAAGTTCTACAAGTCCTTCAGGGTCATCGTTCTTCATATACTGTTCTGATATAGGAGTAAAGCCGACTATGTCTGCAAATAAGAAACTCATTTCTTTTCTTTCGCCGCCTAATTTCATTAAACTAGGATCTTTAACAAGCATATCAACATATTCAGGACTGATATATGTACCGAATTGTGCTTTTATCTGCTGTCTTAACTTGTATTGTTTGTAAAAATTGTTAAATGTTGCTTGGGAAAACACTAAAAATGTTGCAAGTATTGGGAATGTAGCATCTAATAATAACAGTTTTGACTGGTACATTGTTACACTAAACCACCCTATTCCACCCATAATACTTAAAGAAACAGGTATGGTTAACCATATAGGTGTTCTATACACACAGAAACCGATTAATATCATACCCAGTAATGCTCCTAAGAGCTCATATAAAGCACTTAACTGACTTCGCTGTATATTTGAACCGTCTATAAAATTTTGTAGCATATGGCCCTGTATGTGCTGTGGATACATCAGTCCTTTTGGTGTAGGCACAGGGTTTGCAATGCCTTCTGCTGTTACACCTATTATAACATATTTACTACCTAAGTTAGGCAAACTATCTACGCCAGTATATTCTACTTCTTCAAAGTTGTTATTGAATCTAATATATGCTGTGCCGTTAGGTTGGGTAACAACCGGATCATACGGTGGTACAGCAATTTCACTAACACCGACTTCTGTAGTTTTAATAATATAACTTGGCTTGCCTGTATTAGTCCGTAACATCTCTATAGCAAAACTAGGGTATAGTTTTCCTTCTACACCGATTGTTAATGGATATGTTCTTGTTTGATTATCTGGTTGTGGTGCTGATGCATTAACACCAATCCCAAGGGCCATGGTCTCTAGTTGTTTTATGTTTGTTACTAGGTTGGGCCATGTCAGTACAAAGTCCTGTGCGGGTAAAGGGCCTATCGTTCCTGTACCAATGTGAGGACCTGTACTCCTTACACCTTTGGAACTTGGGGTCTGGGATAAAACTATGCCGTTGTCTTTTAACCATGAAGCAAATACCTCATCTCCTCCAAATCTATCTTGTTCGGGAAACATAATAGTAAAACCTATTATGCCTTGATTCTTCTGTCTTATATCATGTATAAGTTGTGCATACGTTGTTCTAGGAAAAGGATATTGTCCTAATGCTTGTAAACTGTTCTCACCTATATTTATAATAGCAACATCGTTACTATCTACAATAGTATCAAACTGTTGGTAACTATCAAACACTTGACTACGCAAACTTTGTAATGCTGTAGGGTCTGCTATTCGAACGGCTAGTAGCAATAATATTGTAACTGCTACAGCACTCTTGCTGTAAATCCATTTCATACGATTATTTAGTCAAGAAAAAGCACACCGAAGTGTGCTTTTCTATAATAAAAATGTGGTTAACATTCCTTTGGGTTGGCTTCACAATATTTTTCTAACTTATCAACATTCTGTTTGAAAAGTTCGATTAATTCTTCTGCTGTTAGTTCTTTGTCTTTCTTTTTGAAAAAAGAAAAACTAGTTACTTTCCCTCAGGCGCATCATCCTTTTGAAGTTCGTCGGTTTGCTTGTCTACATTTTCTGCAACTGTTTTAACAACACCTTGTGCTGTGTCAATTGTTACGTCTGCAATGTTTCTTGCATCGTCAGTAATAGCGACTGCCATTGTAGCGGCTCCGCCAACTACTGAGTCTACTGTTCCTGTAACTATCTCTGTTCCTGCGTTCCAGGCACCTCCAACTGAGGCACAACTAGTAACTAAACATAGAGATACTATTCCGAAGAACGAAAAAAATGTTTTCATATTCGTCTCCTTATATATAAGGTACTTGCCCATCTGGCAACGTACAGTTATATTTATCGGAAAAGTGTTGTAATTATGTAACAATTAGTAACATTTGTACTAATGAAATGGTAGTGCTGTCGGTTTATGCATAGAATCATACACAGGTTCAGTTAAACAATCTCTCTCGAGAAGGTATAATTCATAAGATAAAATATCTCGAGTATGCTCATTTTTAGTTGTACTAATTAAATGTAATAATTGATTTCTGTGTGCTGTTTCTATTTGATTTATTAGTTCACACCACACATAAAATAAACAAAATGTTACAACAACGGAAACTGTATAGAATACAACTATAGGGAAAAAATAAGTGAATAGTAAAACATGTACAAATGCAATAGATAAACAATAAGTTTTATATGAGTTTAACCACTTAGTTATCATTCTTTGTAAATTGTTCTATATAAGCATTACTGTGCCAATATGTATCTAACACAATGTCTGCCACCAAGGCAACTAATACTAGTGTCATAATAACAGACAAGTATAAGTTTATACCTGCTGTTATCTTTAACCACTTTATCATGTGTTTCATAACTTACATTATAGTAC